AATATATATTATTACTTTGTGCAACATTTTTCTTTACATATACTTCAAATAAAATAATACTGTTATGGTCTTTAAGAAAACAATATATAATTAAATGTTTTATGTCATTGAATACAAATTTAATTTATGATCACAATTGGATAAATATTGACAATGCTTCACAAGCGATTGAAAATACTAGAAAGAAAGCATACAGTCATATTAAAAGTCAACTGTTATACGACTTATGTGATATTGAAAATAATGCAGACGTTCGTTATTTATTAATTACTCGATTACCAATAAGAATACAAACCCAAGAAAAAGATTTTTTAAATAAAGGTTACAAAATAAAAAAAATCATAGGAAATTACATTCAAACGCATAAAAATAAAAAAATGATAGATGTTTCTGGATCATATGGAGTAAATATTATAGGAAATGATTATTATAAAAAACTAAATCGGACTACAATGCCAATAAATTTGGGAATATACACACACTTACATAAGAAACTAGATAAAAAATTGATAAATTTGGTTGATTTGAATGTTAATAAAAATAAAATATTTTTTAGTCAATCAAAATATAAGTATGAACATTTTGAAGTATGCACAAGTTATTACAATAGCGGCACAGAAGCAGTTGAAGCGTCAATAAGGTTATGTCAGTATAATACAAGTAAAAAACTATTTGTAACATTTGATAATGCGTATCACGGATGGACAAGTAAGTTAATTAATGGATTTGTAAAAGAACCTAGCTCAAATGAAAACTTGGTTCTACCATTTAACTTGACAACGCTACAAGTGATAAAAAATGAACATAAAAATATTGCAGCGATACTTTTTAATCCGATTGCAATTTATAATATAAGACAGAATGATATCTTTTTAGATGTTGATTTATTTAATATTAGTTCTAAAAAAAATGAAGAATTTATTAAAAACCTGGAAACGCTGCAGGAGATATGTTTCATGTACAATATAGCTTTCATAATAGATGAAGTGTATTCGGCATTCCGATTTTCTAACGATTTACTTTATAAATCTTTAAGTGTAAAATTATATCCAGACATTGTAATCATGGGAAAAACGCTGGCTTGTGGTTTTTCGAATGGTGTTGCCGTTGGGTTTAAACACTACTTACAACGAGTAAATAATGATGAAATGTATAATAGATCTGTTGTTCAAGGCACATTTGCAGGAAATATAAATTTTGTTAAAGGTGCTTTGACTTTTTTAAATTTCATTCATGATATTACGTATAACCAAATATTCAACATGCTTGACCATGCAATCAATGATATTAACAACAAGAGTGAAAATATTAAACTAAAAAGATATGGGCTATTAGTTACAGTTGATTACTTAAAAAAATCACCTTATAATTGGTTGCTTCAATTGTATATGCTTAATAATGGAATTTATTTAAGTTGTTACGGGACATCTAGAATGAATTTTAATACATCATTTACTGTTGAAGAAATATATGATTTTAAAACCAAAGTCATAAAATCTATACACGATTTTGAAAGAGATGAATGGTTGGTTGGAAGAGAAAGAAATCTGATTTCAATGATATATTTTACAAAGTGCATTGTGAATACGTTTATTTATAACTGCATTATAAAACCGTACAACTACATAATGTTGGCTAAACGAATAGACGTTGATGTTTCACATAATAATAAATTAAATTTTATAACTCACTTTACGTCTTCACTGGTAACAACTGGTACCTATTATACAATATTTTTTACGCCATATTTTTATACATCAGTATATACATTTTTATTATGTCAAATCATTCGTCAAGCTGGTCATTTTTTATTTGAGAAGTCAAACGACCAAGCAGAAGAAGCCAAAATTGGATTTAGAAATAAATCTAAAAGGTTAACATTCGTCATATTTGCCATTAATTTACTCGTTTTAAATATTTTTAATTTAAATTTTAACGAACTTATATTTAATAATTTATGTGTGGTAATGGTTCTAAAAATAGGAACAAGTTGTGCGTATAATGGTTTTGGAAATACTTTTTTATGGATAATTAAAATTATAACAGACATGTTTACAGATTTATATGACTTTGCGCCATCAACATGGATAGACGTGTTGCGTGATAAATCAGTATTACAAAAAGAACTCAATCAAAATTTTATACCCAAATTTGTTAATGAAAAAAAATCGATAGTTATGGCGTATTTTATGAAATCATAAGCAATGATTTTATGTTATTATAGATAAAAAACATAAAATAAATCATATCATGTCATTTTTAACACTTATCCAATGTTGATTCATAAATTGATGCTAATTCTTTTGTTACGTTAAGCCATGATTTTTTTTCAGCATAATCTCTACATTTATGTTGTAACTCAATTTCGTTAGTGTCAATGTATGTGAGTATTTCTGCTATACTATTATTTGGTGTTAAACATAATTCGGGAAAATCATTTTGATATATTTCATTAAATACGTTGCAGTTAGGATAAATGATTGGTGTTCCACAAGCAACGCTTTCAAGCAGTGTTAAACAATATGTTTCAGATTCACTCAATGTTATATGAGCTTTTGCATTTTGATAATATTTACATAGTTGATCATGGTCAACCTTTCCTAAAAATTCAATATTATCACAAGCATATTTTGTTTTTAGATCATTTCTGGATGGACCATCTCCGATAAGTTGTAACTTATAATTAATCGGAATATTTTGACAAAGTTTATCCAAATTTTTTTCAGGTGCCAACCTTCCAACATATAATAAAATATTATCTTTTTTTTTAAAAGAAGGAGAGAATTTTGATAAATTTATACCTGTTGGAATTATTTCTATTTTTTTATTATACAATAAATCAAAATCGCTATGAGATGATGGTCCAAGAATTTTATCAACGAAAAGTAACTGAGGAAGGTAAACAAAAAATTTAAATATATAATATAATATAAAATAAAGTGGATAAGAAAAATACATTTTTCCATAATCATTCGTAATAACATGATTAGATGTAACTAATTTAAAAGATTTAAAAATATTAATAATAAAAACTGCATATGAAAAAAAGGCAACTGGATAAACCATATGAACAATGTCATAACTATTAGTAACCAAATCAAAACACATTTCAAAACTTGGAAAACAAATGCGATTTGAAGAATTGAACCAATTTGTTACACTATAAAGATGTTTGTTGGATGTTGGGCAGTTTGATGGCCCATAAACAATAACTTCATGTCCTAATAATCTTAAATTTTTAATATATTCTTCAAATCGAATGGCGATGCCATGGCATTGTGGTTTTAAAAAGTCAGTAATAATACAGATTTTCATTAATAGCTACAATTATTATTTTATATATATATATAAATAATTCTTTACATTGTTTACTAAATATAAATATAATGTGAATATAAATTTAATTTCGGCATTAGGAAATGGTAATTAACTGAACGTCCTACATTATAGAAAGTCGTACGTTTTCGTTTCTTTATTATCTTCGATAAAACTGAAGCGAAGTTTATAAGACAACAAGTTTTCAAGAATGCTGCCGGATTCTCCTTGGTTAAAAATAGCGCGAACATTTTGGGGCGAACACCCGTCTTTAATAAATTGGGCATTTGATATTGTTCCGTCGATGATGGCCGAGGAGTCGGCGCCAATGATGATTTGGTTTCCGTTGGTTGTCACGTAGTTCATGGAACCGTCAATGTAGGTAATATATGGTGGCGAATCGGGATCCGTTTTTGAATTTGTGAGTGTGTCGACGGATATTGTATTGTTTAAAAGTCCATTAATATAAACGTCGAGTGCGCGTTTACTGTTAGTATAAAACGTGTTTGAATCAGAATTATAAATAGGTATTTGCTTATTCGTTGCCGGGTCATACACTGTTTCATCTTTATCAGAATCAATGTCATCGTCGCCGTTATAATTTAAAACGACGTTGACAGCTTCTTCAATGGGAAACAATATGATGTTTGTTGGTGTTGTTGTTGTTTCCAAGATTGTTGTAACAACGAGGTTTCCGCTGGCGTCAAATGTCAAAGATAATGGTGTTGCGGTTGCGGTTCCATTTGTTTTTGTAAGGCGTAGCAGATTGATGGAGGATGTAATAGAGGAGTTGAATTTAATCCAGAGAGAAATTGCAAATGCGCCATTTTTCAACTGCGTTTTTGCAGGGATTGCAACAGTGGTGGATGTTATGGTAGAATGCGAATCAAAAATAATTGGAATGGATTGTTTTTGTTGCTGATAATAGGAATAAAGGATATAAGCGGCTAAAATTACAATAACAGTTAAAATGATGAATGTAAAGTCAATTTCTTTTCCATAAAAAAACATGTCTGAAATATTTTTTGATATTATTTATTTCTTATATTATTTATTTATGTATTGATACTATGTAAGATATATCTGGGGATATATAATATCAATAAAATAATTTCATGAATCTAAATTTATTTTATTGATGCTAAATGTTAAACGTCGAGACGAGACAATTCGACATTATCTTTTACAAAAGCGAATCGAACCTTGTATTTGTTGAAAAAATCGACAGCCGAACTTGAACCATTGCTGCCATAACCGCTGGAATAAATATCCCACGCGTCTTGAGGACCGAGCGGCGCTTTGTGGAATACTGCCATGGTAATATGTCCAATAAAACCGTTGGTTTTAGAACCAACGTACAGTGAACCGCTGTCCAAACTCCATGATTTTTGTAAAGCGCTTGTTTGCACCAGTTTTCCGTTGATGTAAATATCGACGGAACTTCCGTTGTTTACATTCAGAATAATGGATACCCAGGTTTGAAGTGGAATGTTTGGAATCGAAGGAATCGTGCTTCCGCTTCCCAATGTAACATTTAATACGTTGGTGTCTTTCCCTAAACTTATAAGAAGATTGGGAGGATTCGCTGATGCGTCAGATTCGGAACTAATAATGTCTTTATTTGTGGTACTCCAGTCACTTACATAAATCCAAGCGGAAAGTGCAAAACTGTAGCTTTTATCGGGTATAGAAATTGTTGTTTGAGCACTTGCGTCCTGTTCGTTGCTAATCACGGTGCTTGAAGAGGATGAAGCCATGATTGACCAGACAAAATAAATGATAAGAATCACGAGTATAACAATGATGAGCGTTGACCAAGAAAATTCCATTTTTTTATATATATTTGTATTGAATAATTTATTATTTATTTCTACTTATATATTTATTTATAAAATAATTGCAAAATATTTATATAATAAATTGTAATATTGTAATATTTTATTAAATTATTGTAATATTATTAAATTATTGTAATATTGTAATATTTTATTAAATTTGTGGTTACATTTAAATTATCTCTAAAAGTTGGGTTTGAGGGGCGGGTTTAATAATTTATGGCTGTTATAAATCCAAGAAACGCCTTGACTTCCAACAACGTCCTTGTAATAAACGACATTGCAAACTTGGCCATATATTCCTCCCGGATTTGAACCAATAATTAATGATTTGGGTAGTTTTGGAATCACGTTTGGCGTGACACTTTCTAAATGATTGTTTAAAAACACATCCATGATGCCATTATTGTTAAAGTTAATGAACAAGTGGTTCCAACGTTGTAACAAAATTTGATTTGGAAGGGGTGCGCTTATAGTGTTATTTGTTTCGGTTTGAACGCTTATCTTAAGTTGGTTTCCGCTCGGATCGAACAAAACTTGCGGTGCTCCATTCGTGCCATCGGTTGCAAAATTAAGAATACTGATTCCTCCGTTGGATGAATAGCTGTTTTTCGGCGGTTCGGGGTGAATATAAAACCATGCGGAAATGCCGTAGCTATAATGTGGCGTATTTGTTTTCACATTTTCCGCGAGTGACGGTGTTAAAGAAGTAGTTGTGCTATTGTCTGAATTGGCGGTTGTAATCTCAAACGGTTTGATTTTATCGTTGAGAGGCAATACGGAATCTACAATAACTTCGCCATTGTGATTTACGACCGCGTCGAATACTTTTGGAAGCAGGAACAGTAAGACGACGAATGCGATTTCAAAGAATATAAGAATGACATAGCTCCATTGCCGTTGCGCCAATTTCAGTTCGCCTCGAAAATAATCGGCCAAGTTTAAACACAAACAAGGAAGATAAATGGCGATTTTAAAGAGTAAACTAGACCATGTGGGCGGGCCGGAAATATAGTTGGGTGATTCTGCTCCAATGAATCGAACAATCATTGCCAAAATGCCGACGAGAATTGCGATATTCAGAATGAATAAAACCGTGTTTGCAATAATGGGGACGTTGGTATACACGTGTAAAACCGCAAGAATGATGCCAATCACGATGCCAATAATAATTGTATATTTTATGAATGACGTGATAAAAGGAACAAATGCTTCCAAGCCCATGACGAGTAATGACAAGAGCGCAAATCCGATGAAGAGAAACAGAAAGAGGAAAATGGATTTGTTATCGGAAACCACTTGGTAAGGTTGTTTTGTGTAAACGTAAACGACCACCGCCAAGTACATGAGGAAAACGATGAGCATTGAATTTTTAACAAGCTGAACCAAAATGCCTTTCAAAAAGTAATTGCAAATAAAGGTTGATATTTTTGTTAGAATGTAGATGGGGTCGGATAATGACATGTCGCTAAAAAAGGCGTTTACGGATGCGTTTACGTTTTCGCCTCGAATGAATGTAAGATAGAGAAGGTACAGTATGAGAGAACCTACGACGGAAAACATGATGACACCTGCGAACCGGTCGACTATAAACAATATTTCTGAAAAAGCCACAAGCAAAAATAGGATGATGTAAATGGTTGAAATATTCAAAATGAATTTTAAAAATAGAGAGAATATAAACAGGATGACAATGGAAAAGGAAACCCACCATTGACTTGCAATAAAATTATGACTGAATCCGTATGCCATTACAGACAAAGAGAGAAGGATTACGAATACTATAAAAGATTTAAAAGGTACTATAAATGTATCCTTAAACTGCGTCGCATTCATTTATTTCGTTTACTATAATTACTTACTACAGTTATTTACTTACTACACTTACTATAACAGAATAAAAAAATCAATAAAAATAAATCAATTAAATTTTATATAATAAAATAGGAATAATGTTTAATGTGTATAATTGTATAATAATATGCCTATATAAGATGGAATTAAAACAAGAATAGAAATAAATATAATCAGAATGAAAGGATTATTTAACCATCCCGTTTTATGCAACGACGATGTTGTAACATTGATGGAAAAAATGAATAAGAGAATGATTGTAATGTGCAATAAAATTGACCATGGACTGAATTCCGGGCTTATAAAGTATTGAATGATTCGCGTAATTATTGAGGATGCAATCTCAGTTTGTTTAAAGAATAGTAGAAAGAAAGAGAGAATCGCGATAATTGTGAAAAATATATTCACGGGATCATGTTCTTCATCTCCAAAGGTGTCGTCATGGCGAAAAAATACGATTATTGCAGATATCCATAATACTAAATATATAATGAATGAAAAAATGTTGATGGGTGCAGTTATATTTTGTAAGTTTTTCGGAAAGATTTGAAACATTTTTAAAAATGGATTTAAAGTAAGAATCTTGACGGACATGAAGATAAAAGATACGGTTATTATGATAAATGCTAAAAACGTTGACCATCCGGCGTAAGCCCAACAACCTGTGTTGGAACCATAACAACTTGTTCTAAGAATGTTTAAATAATAAAAGAACAGTCCCGAAATGAATGCAAGTATACTGAGTCCAATTGCCCATGGAATAAGGTGCGTCGCATTTGATTTATATTTATAGTATATAATTGATACAACAATTGCTAAAAAGGGGATTGCTGCGGTAAAAATGGCTGCAATGTTTCTGGAAGTCGAACTGTCGCTCGGATTTTCGGCCAAATCGGCGTTACCTGTGACCAACCAATAAATGGATATGATCCAAAATACGTATACTAAAATGGGGGCAAGGTAACTGTTGAAAAAATTGGACAAGCTGTATGAAGTTATGTTGAGATTGAATGCGGAATTGTAAAGAATCAATAAAACCGCTGCACCTAGCCATGCGCCCGTGAAGAGTCCGGCGACACATTTTTCGTCCATAAAGTAGAGCGGAATATTTACAAGGATGCATATGAGCGCGATGAAAATGAATTTAGTCAATGTTGTCATAGTTCCACTGCCACTGCCAACGCCAACACCATTAGCATTAGTGTTATTATTATTCATTGGAATGGATTTCTATTTTTTATTTTGAGGATGTTATGGATATATTTATAATATAAAATTATTTAATTATAAATATGTAAACAATAAAACACTACTAAATAATGTTATATATTATTCTCTCTATCTCTCTATTTCTATTTCTATATATCTTTCTAAAAATTTTCGAATGCCGTTTTCTTCCCGTGACAATCTCTGCACAACGCTACTAGATTATCGACGGCGTTGGAACCGCCGTGTTCGAGGCGGATTTTATGATCAACTTCAAACCACCCCGGAAGTTGGCGTTGACAGTCGCCGCATTTCCATGACTGTTGCGCTGCTACAAATTTCTTTTTGGATTCGCTGACGCTGCGTTTTGTGGGTCCGCCGCCGCCAGTTTTACCGGATGTCATGATTTTATTGATGCTATTTTGTTCTCGTCGATTTGTCCAGCCGCCGTCATCGTCGCCACCGACAGAGTTACCGGAATTGGACTCGCCGCCAAATAACGCGCGCTTGTTTGTCATATCGAAAAACGGGGTGAGTATATCTGCGGATTGACGACTAATGGGCATGTATTTAATAAATTCGTTGGCGTGTTGCATAATATTGTGTGAATTTTCCGGATTTTTTTTCATGAACAAGTACATGGACAATCCGAAAAATCCAATGGTTGCCATTTTTATATATTTTCTTGCATTACCGGATTCAACAAATTTAAAATATTTTCCGTCATAATATGTATTTAAAATCAGCGCGGCGGTAATGATAAAAATAATAAATTCGAATTTAAATTTCATCTTGTTTTTTTATACAGATTTTATTTGTATTATTATTTTATTTTACACACTATAAATTAACTATAAAATAATAATAAATATTTTTACTAAATAGTTGCTTAATTAAATATTGTGAATTATAATATTGTAAAACTATTGTAAAACAAACTATAATCATAATCAGAAAATAATGATAATAAACGTTGCAGTTGCAGTTACTGAAAATGGAGGAATAGGGCTGAAAGGCGGACTACCGTGGCCTCATTTAAAGGGCGATATGGCGTTATTTTCCAAACGAACAACGGGTGCAGGAATGAATGCAGTGCTGATGGGTAAAAACACGTGGCTAAGCATTCCGGAGATAAGAAGGCCGCTGAAAAATAGAACAAATATTATTATTTCCTGTTCTTTACTATCATCATCGTCTTGTTGTTGTCATGTATTTCCTTGTATAAGTGATGCAATTTCGCATTGCGAAGCTGCAAAGTATGATGAGCTGTGGATTATTGGCGGAAGTGGAATATACAATGATTTTTTAAACGTGCATCATGATAAAGTGCATCGTGTATACATTACATATGTTTGTAAAAATGGTTACAAACACGATTATGAATGCGACACATTTATAAATATTCCACCCGACAGTTATTTGATTGAAGAAAAAATATATAATGCGACTGATAATTGTTACTATTTGACATGTGTTCATAAGATGCATGTAAGTGACAGCAACGGGATGAATAAATTAGAAGATTTTATAAAGGAGCGATGCGATTGTAATGAAAGAGAAGAGTATGATTGCACATGAAATAAATGTGAATGCATCATCATGATTATAATTATTGCGATAATGATGATGACGATTTTTATTTTTTTTTTGGTGATAATTTTGACAAAGAGAATGGTTAGTAATGTCATTAGGTTTTGGTCCGGGAACACGGTAGTAATAATCTTCGTATCGACACTTGAGACAGTGATTTGAAATGATATCGCGCAGCATTTCAAACGTAATCATTTTGGGATAAGGTCTTGGATTCAAGGTAAATGCGGATAAAAGCAGTGTCATAAGATTCTTGTCGGGATAAATATTGGCAGGATTCATTATATCTTGAAGGCGATTCTCTTGAATGTATGCATCGATTCTGCGCGTGACTTCCGTGCGCGACATTTTTGTCCGACCTGGTTCGCCTAGGAACTCTGCAAGTTGTGGCGTTATATCGCACACGAGTTTTTTACTTTTTATCATGATGAAAACGGATTTAATGAGGCAAAATAAATATATTATTGATTTTCAATTTTATGAATTATTTACATTTTTCTTATTTTTCTTGTTCTTTTTGTTTTTCTTGTTTTTCTTGTTTTTCGACCTATAGACCTACTATTTGATTTTGATTTTTCATAGTATTTATTTTTAATTGTTTGTTTCATACTCCGTTTTCTTCTTTTTCCACCATTTGCATTACCAACAGTAACCGCCGGCGGCGGGTTGTCTCTGTCATTATGATTTTTATAGAATTTACATGGTGGTTTACAACTAGGGCGACGTTGTTTTGTTTTATTTATTCCCCATGCAAAATGGTTTCTTGTAGGACGACAATAACTGTTAGGGCAAGTTATAGTTGAAGATTCATTAGATGCGGGTGGGGCGGCAAAATTCGGTAAAGGTCTGTCTATGGCCTGCGGCGGTAATTCCCGTGTGAATGAGGTGGCGAATGGGTTGGGCTGCGATGATGTGGCGAATGGGTTGGGCTGCGATAGTGGCGGAGATGATGGGGCGAATGTAGCGAATGTGGCGAATGGGTTGGGCTGCGATGGTCTGTCGGATGATGGTAGCGGAGATAATGTGGCGAATGGGTTGGGATGCGATGTGGCGAATGTGAGTGGCGGAGATAATGTGGGGGGGGGGTGGGGATTCGGTGGTCTGTCGGATGGCGGAGATAATGATGGTAAATATGATGTTAAACCTTCTATTTCAAAATCAGGTTCAAAACTCATTTTTATTAATTTAAAGTATACAATAATATGTATATTTTAAACTGAGATTATTTTATTATTTTTTAACAACTGGAGTCCATTTATAAACTCCGTTTTTATCTGCGACCGATTTAAAAAATTTGCCATTATTTCCTTTTTTGGTTTTATTTTTGCAGTCATTGGCAGCGAATGCGGGAGATGGACGCGATTTATATTTTTTTTGCGTCTTTTTATTCTTGTTATCGCATTTGGATACTCGGGGCATTTTTATTAAAGTATTACTATTTAATATTTTATTGTTATATTATTACTAAATAAAATATTTTAAAATTTTTGATTATATTTTTATGTATTTAAATAATAGTACATTTAAATAAATATTTATTAAAAAAAAATGATTTTATTTTTATTTTTACTTTTATTTTTATTTTTTAATAGTGTTAAAATCAGTTAAAATCACAGTTGTATTTTTCGAAATGTGCGCGTGCATGTTTTTTCAATAGGTATGTATGCATGTGGTTCAACAATTTGAATGCAATGTGAAATGACAGATTGTAGTTGAAACTGCATGATTCTACCGCCGCCATCGTTCACGAATGAAACGAGGTCGCTGGCCAAATATTTTCCGAAATCGTCAGACACATCTTTTTCGGCGCTTTTGAATTTGTCCATATGGTCGGTGTACGTGTCGCGCGTAACAATAGAGACGCGAGAACCGTTCTTTCGTTCTTCTTTTTTGATGCGCATCAAATACGCCAACAGAATAAACAAGTCGTCGTTTAGCCCGACCGGAGTGATAATGTGAGGCACGTCACGTAGCACAGCATTGATGCGCGGAGCGTAGGAAGGATTGCGTCGTTCGTCGGTGTGCGATTTGTGAATGACAACAAGAGGGCTACAGCCGCTTCGACGAACAAGTTGAATCATGGCGTTCAAATCGTCGGGATTCGGACTCCCGTTATAAGAATGCAGAACGTTTCCGCCATCAATGATTGCATCGTAAGGGGCTGTTTTTTCAAGTTGTTTCAGAACGGCCACATGCTGTTGGGATTTATTTTTTGGGTCTTTTTCAATTTGAGCAATAATTTTTTGAATGTACTGCTCGCATCCTTGAAGCGTGTACCTGGATAATAAACTTGTGGACAAACTTGTGGACAAACTTGTGGACAAACTTGTGGATAACCCTGAATCGGTTTCGACCAACTCACTACTGTCGCCTTCTGTTGCTGTAGTTTGAGAATCGTACAAAAACTTGCCGTCCAAGTAACGAAACAGGAATGTGAGGCAGTTTTCAATCATGAATCGAATGTCTTTGGAGTCGAGAAGTGCGGCATCAATGTATCGCGTGAACAAGTGAACGCAGTATTTGGGATCACGATTGTAAATCATGAGCGCAAAGTAGTCGCGTTTCATGGAAAGTCGGTCAAACACGGAAGCAATGCACGCGTCGTCATTATTCAAAATCGCGAATCGTAGCACCATGGTAATAATGCCTTTTTCTCGCGTGGTCTGAATCAACTCTGCATTCTGGTCGAGTAATGTGCGAAACTCGTCCATTCTGCCGTTTTGAAGCAGCTCGTTCATCGTTCGTTGAAGTCGCCCTAATTCTTTTGCTGTCATGGCGGTAGTAGTCATCTCAATGAATTGAAATAATGGAAACAATCGAAACAATGGAAACAATGGAAACACTGTAAAATAGAAATAAAGAAATTATTTTTTCAATTTGTTTATTTTTACATTATACAACGCGTGAAAAAATTAAAATTATATTAATTATCTTATCTTGCATACATGAGGCCACAATTTCCGCCAACAAATGTCAGCATATTAAAACGCTCCTCAAAAACCGTCAAATTATAATTATAGTCATAAATTCTCCAGGTCGGTTTATTTACACCAACAGGAACTTGGGTTTCCGGATCGCAAATGGTCAAGAAATTTGCACTCGGGTCCAGTGGCGGGTAGAACGTGGTAAATTCTAGCTCAATTGTTGAAAACTTGCTGGCATTGATTGCACCAGAAGGTTGAAAATCGCTGGGTTCGGTGTTTAGGCAAAAATTGTAACAATATAGCCCATCAGGTGCTGAACCGCGGCTGCTGGTATATTTTTCCAGATAGTTGTAAATTCCGGATTCGAGTAAATTCTCTCTGTATTTGCCATCCAATAAAATTCCTAAATTCAAAAGAATGTCTTTTTGGTTTTGAACGCTAAACTGTGGTGTAATAAAGTATCCGGTATGTGTTAAACCCCCATCTATTGCTGGATTAATTCCCGGTCCATAATTAGTGGGATAATAACTACATGAAGAATTCCAAACGGGCACTTTCAGAGGTGCCGGTACTAGTCCGTCGGGTTTATACTTGTAAGGCCAGTTTGTATAATTGCCCCATTCGTTTCGCAAGTATGCGTCGCTTCTTTGAAAATAAAACATCCAGCTGGCGACCATACCGAGCGTGCTTTGCAGCCATACGCGACGACTGCCGGTCACATTTTCGAAATCCCACTGATACACGGATTTAAACAAGTACTGTTGCGGCACGGTTGCAAATTGTTTGGCTTCGTCTGCGGACAAGAAGCAGTAAGTGGACATCAAGTGAATGTCGGCATTCCAGTCGCTTCTAGTCGAAGTGCCGTAATCCAGTTGAATATTTGGAGGCGCTTGAATAAACCGATAAAATTGTTGCAGGTTGTCGTTAAAATTGGGCTGAATGTAATTGGGCGTAACGTATTCGGGGAAATAAGGCGGGTAGATGTTTGTAGTGCTGGGTGCTAATGTGGCGCTACCGGTGGCTGGATTCGACACGTCACGAATCACAAACAGTTCGCGAATGGAGCGCAACGTAATGTCGATTTGAAGCTGGTTGTATTGCAGCGCGACAAGCGGAAACGCCATTTTGCTGCTCATCGTGAACCATGCATTAATGGGGATATACAATTTTCGAAATCGAATGGATGGGTCAATACCTGCTGGGTTATTTTGATAATTATAAAAGGCATTGGGATATTTTCCATTGTTAGATGAAAACAGGGCAGGATTATTCAACTCCGGAATATTGCCCGTCATGCGGTTATACAAGTCGCGCTCGGTTCCATTGAAATTTCTCTCTACAAGCGCTTGCAAGTATCCGCCTGTTAACTTTTGAAGCGTTTGACCGCCGACAGAGATTGTGATTTCTTTGATTATTTGCGTCCCGATATTTTCAATCCATTTGAATTCATAGGGAGTCCACGATTGACCGCAGCTTTGGGGTGGCAGTATCGGGCTCCAAATGTTTGGCAGCGTGATAACCAGGTACGTGTCCATTAACAGTTCGGCATAGCGTGGAATGTAAAATGTGAATTTAGAGGATTCATTCAATCTTAAATTTTTCTGTCCGTCAAAATCGATTCTAAATTTTTGCAAACCGAAATTTGTATACTTTGCATAAGTTGTTTTAAAGAATGTTTTTTTAGGATTCGAATTGAGAATCACGTTTTGATTGCCATATGCGACCAAATTTAATAAACCTCCTGCCATTGTGTTATTTATTTATTTATTTATTTATATAAAATATTTTTTAGAGAGATGAGAGATAAAATACTATATAATCTAGATATTATAATTTTAAATTATAATTCATTCAATTAAATAATTACATATATATTACATATAATTCAATAATTTAAAATATATATAAATTATAAGATTTAGATAAAGACGTATTTTATTAATAAATATTTAATATACTTAAAATAAAAAATAAATAAATAAATAAATGTCAACCCAAACTACTCCAGGCAATGATGCAATTTCAGCTATGACTGATGGTGCCAACAATTTAAAGTCGCAAGTAAAATCATACATTTCGCAAACAGATAATACGACGCTCGTTCACATTATCGGAACCACGCTGGTGCTATTTATAGCGGGGTGCATTGCATATTACGTGTATTATAAAATGACGCTGCTTCCAAAAAGCTGCCGACGTTTAAACGGTAAAAAATCGGCGGCACTAAATTCGAGTTGGATTACGACGGCTTCTTCGGATCCGTCATCCCAGTTTTTATTGAGAGACTACTATATAAAAACGGCATACAATTGTTGCTCAACGGGAAACTTTTCAAATGATTATGTAAGCGTGTGCGCGCTTCAACACGCAATTCGAATGGGCTGCAGGTGTCTGGATTTCGAAGTGTACAGCAAAAACGGGCAGCCAATCATTTCCACTTCATTAAGCGACGACAAATGCATTAAGGAAACATACAATTCGGTTTCATTTGACGAAGCCATGGGCGCAATCGCGTCATCAGCGTTTAGTTCAAACGCGTGTCCCAATCCCAGCGATCCGCTGCTGCTACTATTCAGAATCAAAACCAACCACGCGGACGTATTGAATATCATGGCGGATACAATCAAGTCGAAACTGAGTAACTATTTGATGCCGCTGGAATATAGTCACGAATTTGGCGGGAAAAATATATGTGCTGAACCGGTGATTAATTTTAAAAACAAAATTGTGATTATTGTGGAAAACAATCCGTTGTTGTACCAGGACCAGGGTGCGGACCGCATGTATGAAATAACGAATTTGACGAGCAAGGCATTTTTGAGGATTTTGACAGTGTTTAATGTGCTGAATGGTCCGGATAGTACGGAATTGACGTCGTTTAATAAACAGTATATGACGATTGTTCTTCCGGATTCTTCCATGTCGGCGGAAAATTATGACCCGATGGCGCCGTCTTTGGCGGGGTGTCAGTGTATGGCGCAATCGTTTCAGCTGACGCGTGACGGGAACTTGGCGGTGTATAATGACTGGTTTGAATCAGGTCCGATGAAAAGTGCATTCCTGTTGAAGCCAAAGGAATTAATGTTTGTTCCTCAAACCATTGATGCGCCCAAGCCGCAAGATCCGAAACTCTCGTTTGCCAGTCGCCCGTTGCAATCCAACATGTATAGTTTTACGATTTAATCAGAAGTTGATTCATGTTATGTTTTAAATAATATTTTTATTATTATAAAAATATTTTTATAATAGTAATATAGATATAAGGTGGTTCTAAATTAAAAATGAGTGAAAAAAATATTAAACGTTCTTTAGAGATATTGAAACATTCACAAAAAGAGATTGAGGCGTCACAGGGTGAAAAGCTGGTGAGCAATCCAACCATTCGGGAAATTATATCGATTGTAGAGCAGTTTTTAATTAGTAAAAAGCTGATTTGCTACGGAGGAACTGCGATAAATAACGTTTTGCCGGAAAAGGATCAATTTTATGATTTGAAGCGGGAGATTCCGGACTATGATTTTTTTTCGCCGAATTCGCTGGACGACGCCAAAGAGCTTGCGGATATATTCTATAAAAAGGGATTCAATGACGTGGAGGCGAAATCGGGCATGCACACGGGAACGTACAAGGTGTTTGTGAACTTCATTGGCGTTGCTGACATTACGTTTATTGAACCGGAACTGTTCAAAAGTTTGATGCGTGAATCAATAGAGCGCAACGGAATCTTGTATGCGCCGCTTAATTTTCTGAGAATGTCTATGTATTTGGAACTGTCGCGCCCCGATGGTGATGTGAGCCGCTGGGAAAAGGTGTATAAGCGGCTGCTTCTTTTCAACAAGAATTTTCCGTTGAAAGGGGACGACTGTTTGAAAAAAGCAAAAGATGCGATAGCGGCGCCATCGAAAAAGGAGGAGGAAATATTTGAGATTGTACGCGACGAAGCCATTGCGGAAAAGTTGGTATTTTTTGGAGGATATGCATGTGCGCTTTTTTCCGAACACTTGAAAAAGGATCAGCGTCCCGTCCTATACTCTGCCGTGCCGTCATTTGATTTGTTGTCTGAAGATGCTAAAAAATCGGCGCATAAATTGAAAGACAAGCTGGAAAGAACGGGACATTTCAGTCGCGTCATTGTGGAAGAGCGCGAAGATTTCGGAGAGCATATTTCCGAACACTATGAAATTGTAGTGGATGGAAGAACGGTGGCGTTTGTTTATGAACCGGCTCCCGGCGCTTGTCATAATTATAATGTTGTCCGCATTAAAGAAAAAGATGTGCACATTGCGAGCACAGACACCATTCTCAGTTTTTACTTGTTGTTTCTTTATATGAATCGCCCATATTATGACCGAGATAGATTGCTTTGTATGAGCCAATACATTTACGATTTGCAGTATGATAATTTGACAAAAAATGATGGCATTTTTAAACGGTTTGCAAAACCGTGCATCGGTAAACAGGTGACGCTAAAAGACATCAAGGATGTAAAGTCACACATGTTTAATAAATTGAAAGATAAAAAGGGGACGCGCGAATATGACGAATGGTTTTTGAATTATAATCCAATTGAGAAAGATAAAATGAAGGCGCTCAAAGGAAAAAATGCTGAAAAATTTAATGAAAAAATAAAAGATCTCAATAAATTCTCTCCGTCTTATTCCAAACGCAAAGAACGAGCAAAAACGAAGATGAGGACAACGCATCGGACAACGCATCGGACAACGCATCGGACAACGCATCGAACCAAGACAAGAACTCATAAACATAAGGTACATAGAAGAAGCTAAGCTATAAGTTTAAAGTTTACACGATACGATACGGATTACTTGTCTTTTTTTGCATTTTCGGTTTGGTAACACTTTCTGCACAGAGGGACATAAATGTCGTCTGCACCAATTAACACTTGTTCGGTGCTGTTCGTATTTCGGAATGAAAATGGTGCATGAGTTCCATCTTTGCATTTTCCGCAAAGCGCGCGCAATTTTGTCACCTTGTCGCAAACGGGAACAAGTTCGAGTAGTTTTCCAATTTTTTCTCGTTTAAAATCTCCATCGAGTCCGCAAATGTACACTTTTTTATGTCGTTCTTCCACCATTTCAGTTGTAAACTCGACAATGTCGTGAAAGAACTGTCCTTCATTCACCAATATGACATCGCATTCATTGATTTGTTTCGCGTTTTCCTCTACTTGCATAATTTCTTCCATTGAGAAACCCATGATACAAGGTATCATTTGTTTGTCATGCGTTGAAAGCATGGTTTCAGAATATCGATCATCCGCTTTGAAATTTACAACACACACTTTCAGCGTACAAAAACAAAATTGTCTATAATACGTCAAAAGCATCGATGTTTTTCCAGACCACATCGGACCTAATATGAGTTCAAGATAACCGCTACATTTTGAAGAAGAATTTGGTTCCATTTTATAACAACCGACTTGGTTTTATAACATATAAGTTTACGATGTTTTTAATTCAATTTTTATAATAATATTAATTTTATAATATTATTATATATATATTATTCATTATTAAAATGGCATGGAATAAGTTTAAAAGTTTGGTTTTAGGGCCGCCAAAACCAAAAGAAGAACAAGAACAAAAACCACAAGAAATGTACGATAAACAAAGTGTAGACGAAACCCTCAGCAATCTTCTAAAAGCATATGAGAATGAAAAAAATCCAATAAAAAAAAAACAAAATGAAATTAAATACACAGATTTTTATTGTAAATCGGGGAGTTTGTCTGCTTTACAAAAAAAAATATGTGAAATAGAATTGAGGCGTTTGCAAGACGAACTAAGAACGATGCCAGAATGGGAACAGGCGGGGGAACAGGCGGGACCGGGACAGGCGGGACAGGCGGATGATGATTGGGGACTTTTCTCAGGTTTTAATGGTGGTAAAAAGAAATCCAAAAGAACGAAATCGAAGAAATACAAAAGAACGAAATCGAAGAAATACAAAAGAACGAAATCGAAGAAATCGAAGAAATCGAAATCGAAGAAATCGAAATCGAAGAAATCGAAACGAACGAAAAAATAATAAAGGAAAATGAAACAAATAAATATAAATTATTTATAAAATACGAGTTAAAGTTTATTTATAAATAATGAATAAGTTGTAAAAAAATGGAACTTGAGGTTAGTAAAGATGATATTCATAGTCACAATCATAAAATAAACAATTCAACGCCGTGGGTTGAAAAATATCGACCGTCCAATTTTGATGACATTGTGTTGGATGATGTAAATAAAAAAATAATCGAATCTGTGATTGAGAATAATTACTTTCCAAATTTATTATTTTATGGACCACCGGGAACCGGAAAAACAACAACGATTATTAATATGATAAATGCGTACCAGGAAAAATATGATCAAAAAAACAAGGGACTAATGATTCATTTAAATGCATCGGATGAACGAGGCATCGACATTATACGAAATCAGATTAGCGGATTTGTAACATCAAAGTCGATGTTTGGCGACGGTATGAAATTTGTTATATTGGACGAAGTTGACTATATGACAAAAAATGCGCAAATAGCGCTGCGATATTTATTAAACAATTTTAACAATTCCATCAATGTTCGTTTTTGTTTGATTTGTAACTATGTAAGCAGAATCGACGAAGCGCTACAAACCGAGTTTGTAAGAATGCGTTTTAATATGTTACCAGATTCAAAAATTATATCATTTTTACAGAAAATTAATACTGCTGAAAAATTAAATGCAAGTTTAGAAATTTTAACATCGATACAACGCCATTTTAATTCCGACATTCGAAGTATGATAAACTACATGCAATCAAATCAACACGTCTTGTATGAATGTAAAGTTATAACGAATGATGTATGGAAAAACGTAACAACAATGTTGAAAACGAAAATGAAACCGGCTGTTATTATTTGTAAATTAAATGAAATTAGTTTAACTTATAATATTGAACGTAAAAATATAATAAAAAATTTTTTGAATTATGTTGTGCAACATGAGCCCGAACATATAAACTCAAAATTTTTAGATTTTGTTGAATATATAACACACATTCAAGAATGCAAAACAGATCATCTTATTCAATATTTTGTATTGAGAATGGTAACATTATTATAATTTCATTACTTCGCGTTGTTCCTCTCTCTAATTTTATATCATTTTTTTGTTGTGGGTAAATCAAACTGAAAATCTGGATCCCCCGTTATTGTGCGCAATACGTGTGTCGTGTATGCCCGCGTGGATGCGTCGGCTTTGTAATATTTATAAAAACAATCTTGCAACTTGTATTCATAATCGGGTTTCAACGGCGGCCCGCTATCCTGAAGGTTTTTAAATTTGGATAGAATGCATTGATATTCGCATTCTGGCAATATGTTTCCAGTAAATACACCTTTGCATCTTGGTTTAGAGTGCTTATGTTGACCGATATATTCAATCAAGTATTCTTCTCCAACCTGTAAATCAAGAGGGCTGACGACGGTAAGTTGTCTCATTTATACGGCGGTGTGTATCATGATTCGTCTTATATAAAAACAAATCAATTTTATTAATTATTAATTTAATAATTAATAAAATTAAATAATAAAGATTTCATTTTATATGTATCCATCTATATTTATTTAAAGAAAAACAAATGAACTCGATAGCGGAAACATCAGCAGTGTCGGCATTTTCAGGAAATGAAAATAAAGCGCTTTTATGGAGCGTTTTGCATGGAGGTGGAAAATTTGTTGGAATACCCGACAGTCAAGTGCCCGCCATTAAGGAAATATTCGAACAGACCATTCATAACATGAGCGAACATTGTCGAAGATTAAATCAACCCGTAAACCTGAATGCAATAAATAAAGAAGCCGTTGTAATTATATGCAAGAAATTAGAAGCCGTCAAAATGCAACAACAATCGCAACAACAACAACAGCGACAATCGTATCAGAATCCTCCTCAACAAAGCTACCAAAAAAAACAACAACAAGTTCCACAACTGGAAACAATTTATAGAGCAGAAGATGTGCAAAAAGAACGTCAAAATGCCTTTCAAAATGAATTTAAAAGGAAAGAAGAAGAAATGTCTTCTATATTAAAGTTAAAGAAACCTGAAGAAATTAATTTCACAGATGATGTTTATGATAAACCGATTGGCGATGATATGGAACGTTTGCTCGCGGAAGCACTGGCGTCCAGAGAGAGAGAATTGGAACAAATAAAAAATGTTTTTACACCTGAATCAGATTCTTCTAACGTAGGTTCGAATTCGAATTCGAATTCAAATAAAAATAAGGAACAGTTTGTTACATACAAAATGGCAAATACTGAACGGAGTGTCGTCAATGAAAAACGTGTTAGTTTTGGAAATGAATTACATGTTATTGAGAATGAAAACAATGAAAACAATGGAAATAATGAAAACAATGAAAACAATGGAAACGATGAAAACAATGGAAACAATGAAAACAATGGAAACGATGTAAGTTTTATTTTCAATAAATTAAAAAAAATTAAAACAGGAAAAAATGTCCTAGATGAAAATGTCGTAAATGACTCTAATGCGGCGGCGGCGAGCGCTGATACAATTTTACAAATGTCACAAGATATTACATATATAAAAACAACACTGACCGAAATAGTAATGAAACTAAATAATTTGTGCAATCAATCATGAAAGTTAATTCCCTTCGTAAACGCTATTTTTATTTTCTTTACTTTCGCCACAAACTGTAGTACTAGTTAACTTTGTTGGAATCAATCTTCTATTTACTTTACTTTTCGGAGCAAGTGAACTCAATGTTGATGGTCTTTTTTCGCATCGCTTCAAGGTAAACTTTTTTGTTAGTGTCGGCGTATATAATAAACAGGGAATGGATGTAATCGTTCCAGTCACTTTATCATAGGCAACATCTTTCGTTTTTATTAACTTTTTTTGTTCAAGACAGTAAAATAAAAAATCTTGAAGAAATGATTTATCTTTATCGTTCAAACTATTTTCACTAGCGTAATTGTCAACAAATGCAACTATTTTTGAAAGTTTCATCGACTTGTCTAGTTTTGTCCACTGTTCTTCTTTGTTCTGCGTTCTTTCTTTTTCTAAAAAAGAATCAATATCGACATTTGAATTACACTTTGTTAACTGTTTTGTGTTTGTTTTTTTTAGCAACATGGACTTATATTTCATGTTTCTAAGCTCAATACATTCTTCTTTTGCCGGATTATTTGATTTAGCATTGGTTTCATTAACGTTAGTATCATTATAATTATTATTATTTGAATGATTAGATGTTTCATTTATTTCTTCTGTGAAATTTGAATTTGAATCCATTTGTGAATTTTTGTT